GTAAGAAGATGATTGTCCAGAAGTTCCTACGTAATGTAGGGGATGATTACGTTATGGCTGAGAAGTATTATAGTATGCTCTCTACGATTAATGATTTGAAGCTTACGACAAGGGAGGTTCAGTTGATAGCATTTGCTGCTATACATGGGAACATTTCTTATTCAAACATTAGAGAAGAGTTTTGTCTTAAATACAATTCTACATCTCCTACAATCAATAACATTATATCCAAGCTAAAGCGTATAGGTGTGTTTGTAAAGGATGGTACGAAGATTAAGGTTAATCCTGTGATTCTTCTTCCGTTTGATCAAAACATTACGTTGGAGTTGAAGATAGAGCATTTGGAACCTGTACAAGAAGAAGAGTTACAAGAGGATGAGCAGTAAGCCAATGTCGTTAACGGATAAGGAGTATCTTATTAGGATGTTAGCTATTAAGTTGGCTACGAATGAGAAGACGATAGAGGCTGTAGTTAATCATCAGTTCCAGAGTGCCAACGAGGCCATGGACATTAACAAGAGCATAGAGATTTCTGGTTTTGGGAAGTGGATGTTTAATGAGAAGAAGGGGGCCAGGAAGTTAAAGACTTATTACATTAAGAGGTGGGATATGTATTCTATTATTCATCATCCTACAGCTACAGCAGAACAAATACGAAAAGCCACGCTCATATATAATGAGATGGTTGAGAACATAGCATTATTAAAACCAGCAATAAGCGATGAATTTCTTACAGATTTACGAGGGATGGAAGAACAATTTGATTCCGTCTTCACAACTCAAACAGACGATAAAGGAAGTCTCTAACGAACGTTTACAGATTTGTAGAGATTGTCCTTTCCATTCTAGCAAACATTCTTCTATACGTATAGATGAACATTGCACAGATTGTGGATGTCCATTAGCAGCAAAGACGAAGTGTATGTCATGTGATTGTCCTAAGAGTTATTGGACAGCTCATTTGACAGATGATCAAAACGAAGAGATACGAAAGTTATGAACAGAGCTATTATAAAGAAGATCCCTTTAGATGACTTAATTGAGATTCTTACGGATTTATATAATAAGGGTGTTGATTACATTGATATATTAGCTCCAGATGAACCTTCTGAAGATGATAGAATGACAATAAAGTTTACAAAAGAATACCTTTCACCAGACATGCAAGATGAGGAGGACATCATGGGTGATGATGAAGAAGATATATTAGATATACATATCGAAACTGATAAGTTGTCTGATGAAGATTTAAACCAATTAATATGAAACCAACAACCTACGAACAGATCCTCTCTGTACTGGTGGAACTCAAAGAAGCGTTCCCTAGTTACAATCTAGGTAGACATTTAGATACAGCCTTGAATGAATATAAAGACATTTGGGGAATGACAGATAAAGAGATGCTTTATGCTCTTAACAAATATAAGGCACAGTTACAGATGGATGTTGCACATCCTGATGATTCCGAGATAGATAAGATTATATATGATGCAATGCATTTAGATACAATCTTACAGGAGGATGAAGAAGATATTGACAACTAGGTCGCTGACTTGGTCGCTGACCGACTAAGCTACCGACTAAGTAACAAACTAAGCTATTATGGCAGTAAAGAAAACTACATATATTAACACTGAGCTCGAATGGGCTGAGGAACAATTGAAGTCCTGGAGAGCTTATGTGGATGCAAATCCTATGCATGAGTTGAAGGACAGGATTGAATGGAAGCCTACAGCTAAAGGAGGCATGCTTCCTATGGTGATTGCATCTATGGAAGCACAGGGTAAATTCATCCAAGAGACAATGAAGAACTATCTAGCCTTGTTAGAGGTGGTGGATACGTTAAGAGAGAAACAAGAAGCTAAGATTGAGGTGAGAGGTAAAGGAGGATTAAGCTCCAAAGCAGAGAAGTTTCTTAAGAATCGCTAATGAAATTACATAAGATAGATTATAAGGATTGGTTAATGAACCAAGGAAGACTCCCAGATAAAGATTCTGAGGAGTACGATGCGTTCTTTGAATTCCATGAGGAGCTGTGTAAGAACGGCTGTATGATGGGAGACACCTATATCAATCCTTTTCTATACTGGCATTTGAATGCTTGGCATACAGAGGTCGATGTGATTGATGAGTTTGGTAGAATTGCACAGAAATATGCTAACCCATCCCTACGTGATAATGAGTGGTTGGTGTCTACAGAGATAGATAGAGCACAGAAGGAACGTAAGGGTTTAGTTATCCTTGGTATTAGACGTTTTGCTAAGTCAGTTATTGAGGCTTCATACATTTCACATGGAGCTACATTTGATGAGAATAGTCAGAACATTATTGCAGGGTTGAATGCTCCCGATATTAAGCTGATTACAGATAAGATTGACAAGGGCTTGAACTTTCTTCCTGAAGCCTGGAAATGGCAGAGGGTAGAAGATAACTGGAAGAACCAAGTAACATTAGGTATAAAGACAAAGGCTGGTGAGCGTATCCCTTTCTCACAGATCATTATACGTAACTTAGATGAGGGTAACAACGAAGAAGCAATTGCAGGTACAAAGCCTAGAAGATTAATTATAGATGAGATTGGTAAGGGGAGTTTTTTACGAGGGTTACAGGCGGCTATACCAGGTTTTACTACACCCTTTGGCTGGGGTTGCTCACCGATTCTTACAGGAACTGGTGGGGATATGAAGAAATTCATGGACGCTAAGTCCTTGATGTTCGATGTAGACAACTTCAATTTCCTTACATACAATAACGCTAAAGATGAGGCAAGAATACATGGCTTGTTCATCTCTCATAAGTACAGAATGGAAGCTAAAGAGGATTCAACTCTTGGAGCTTTCCTTGACCTACCTCCAAAGTCAGACCTATACAACGTAAAGATGTTAGTGTCTAATGAGGAAAAGGCTACAGAAATAACCAACGCAAACTTAGAGAGGCTTAAAAAAGCTGGTGATAGGGTGGCCTATCTAAAGGAGAAGATGTACTATCCACAAGATGTGGATGATATCTTTTTGAATGAAGATACCAATATATTTGACATAGAGGGAGCTAAACGACAGAAATCTAGACTCTTATCTCAAGAGCGAACAGGTGTTCCAGTTGTGCTATATGATGATGGAGAAGGTGTAAAGCATGAGTTTACGGACAAATTGCCCATCTCCAACTTCCCTCTTAAGAGCTCAGATTTGAAGGATGCTCCTGTAGTGATATATGAGTTTCCTATTGATGCACCTCCTTATGGATTGTATGTAGCTGGAGTCGATCCATACCGCCAGGGTAAGTCTGCATACTCAAGTTCATTAGGATCTGTATACATATATAAAAGAATGCATCAGTTAACAGGCGAGAAATATCAAGATATGTTCGTAGCTTCGTACTGTGCTAGACCAGACAAGAAAGAAACCTGGGAAGAACAAGCTAGACTTCTTATCAAGTATTACAATGCTAGAACGCTATGTGAGAACGATGAGATTTCATTCATTGATTATATGATCTCTAAGAATGATTCACATTATCTAGAGAGACAACCAGATTGGTTAAAGGAGATTGTACCTAATACAACGGTGAGACGTGACTTTGGTATACATAGATCTTCTGAAAAGATTAGAGATTTCTTACACGGATGTCTCAAGAAGTATACAGAGGAAACTCTTGTTACAGAAAGAGATGATGATGGTAATGTTATTTCAGAGACTAAAGGAATGGTAAAGATCTTTGATCCTGTATTGTTAGAAGAAATGATACAGTATAATGAAGATGGTAACTTTGACCGTATCATTGCAGCAGAACTTGCTATAGCTATGGCTATGAAGATGGATCCTATTATGGGAAAGATTGGAGGATCAGGTGATGGTAGAGTACAATCAATGCATAGAAGTAACAAAAACAATAAATTATTTACTGAGTCTGCCAGTATGTTCAATTCTGGTGGAGGCAAGTATAAACGTAAACTGTTTACATAATGGCAATTATTAGATATACAAAAGATGCGACTATCAGGTATGCTTACCTGAACATCTTCCCTGATCAATTTAAAACTGAGAAGGAAAAGCAAGATGAAAGTTGGATCAAGAATACAATGGATTACTTTTCTAACAAGGCTTATGCTGAGTATATAAAGAATCGTGATACGTTTGTTAAGAACTATGACTTGGTGAAAGGTATTCTTCGTATGGAGGATTTCTATCAAGAGCCAGAGGTAAGAAGCTTTACTGATATGCTTACAGCAGACTTAGCTTTGCCAGCATACGTAAAGATGTATTCGATCATTACAACCCCCATCAATGAGCTTATAGGAGAGATCTCTAAGCGTCCTGATGCTTTCCGTGTTAAGGCATTTGATGATGACTCTAAGGCAGAGGAATTAGAGTTCAAGACAGGTGTTCTTCAAGAGTATGTTATCAATGAAGCTAAGAAAAAGATTCAGGATAAAGCTGCATTAGCAGGAGAAGAAATTGATGAAGAGCAGATTCAGCAAATGACAATGGATCAGGTGAAGGATGAGCTTGACTCATATACATCTGTTGCAGAGAAATGGGCTAATCACGTTCTTACATGTAACAAAGCAGACTTTGTTCTTAAAGAGAAATCAGAAGATGCATTCCGTGATATGCTTATCACTGCTCGTGAGTTCTATCACGTGTATGAGGATAACTCTAAACTAGGATTCAACGTAGAGGTAGCCAACCCTAAAAACACTTGGTTCTTAACTACTCCTGACCGTAAGTATATTTCAGATCCAACAGGACGTGCTCAAGGTGCTTATGCTGCGGGTATTGTATCAGTGATGGAACTATCTGAAATCATTGAGTCTATTCCTGATTTAACTAAGGAAGAGATTGACCACTTACGTTCATCATTACAAGATTATGGTTTGATTAACGTTCGTGAGTCTAACCTTGGTAATCCTGATGCTACTCCTGGTATAGACTCAGTACAGTACGATACATTTGATCCAGCTGTGTTACAGACACGTATGATCATTGAATCAGAAATGAAAGAGAACAATGATGGACTGAAAGACTTCTTAGGCTTAACATCAAATGTATCTTCATTTGGATACAAGTATGTAGTAGTACGTTGTTACTGGATCTCTAAGAAGAAGATTGGTAAACTTATCTACATTGATGAGATGGGCAATGAGCAATCAATGCTTGTAGATGAAGGATATAAATCAGGAACTATTCCTACACAACAGTCATTAGAGTGGGGATGGATCAATCAATGGTACCAAGGAATTAAGATTGGACCAGATATCTATCATATCAAACCTTACAAGTTATTAAACTATTGTCCTATCATTGGTATAGTACATGAGGTGAAGAACACAGAAGCTAAGTCTCTTGTAGATTTAATGAAGCCTTTCCAAGTTCTTTACAATGTGTGTATGAACCAATTGTATAAGCTTCTTGAGAAAGAAGTTGGTAAGGTGTATCTTACATCTATCAGACATATACCTGTTCCTAAGGATGGAGATGCACAAGATGCTCTTGACATTTGGGAAATGGAAGCTCGTAATCGTGGTGTAATGTTCATTGATGATAGTCCTGAGAACTTAAAGAGTCCATCATCATTTAACCAGTTCCGTGATATTGACCTTACACGTACACAGGAAATCCAATCTCGTTACAACCTAGCAATGCAATTGAAGCAGGAGTGTTGGGAACTAATTGGTATGTCTAAACAACGTTTAGGTTCTGTCTCAGCTTCTGAATCTGCTACAGGTACCAATGCTGCCATTTCACAATCATACTCACAAACTGAGCCATTATTCGTAGCTCACGAGTATGTATTAGGTCAGCTGTATCAAGCAATCATTGATGCTTCACAATATATAGAGAGTGCCAAGCCACAATCTACATTATCATATATTACATCTGATGGTGAGTCAGCATTCGTTCAAGTGAATGGAGCTGATCTTAAATTCCGTGATCTTAAAGTGTTCTTGACTAATCGTCCAGAAGATAAGCAGATGTTCAACGAGATTCGTGGATTGTCTCAAGCTGTTCTACAGAATGGTGGATCGTTACATGATGTTATTGAATTGTATTCTACTAACTCTATGAGAGATATGAAGAAGGTGTTCAAGACATTGAAAGAACGTCAAGAGCAAATGCAAGATCAACAGATGCAACAGAAGCAACAAGAGATGGAGCAACAACAAGCTCAAGCTCAAGCTGCTATTCAGAATGCTACACAAATGCAAGATAAGCAGTTGGCTCATGATGATTATCAAAAAGAACTTGATCGTGTCAACAAGAAAGAACTTGCTCTTATTGCTGCAGAAGCTAAGAGTGGTCCTCTATCTGACATTGATCAATCTGGTACACCTGATGTACTAGAAATGAATAAGCTTGCAGCAGAGCAATCTAAAGCAGCTTCAGATTATCAGGCTAAGATGGCTGAGATTCAAAATAAGAACAAGCTAGCTACTGATAAGCTACAAATAGAACGTGAGAAGAACCAGATAGCATTAAAGAACCAGGCAAATGATTTAGCTATTGCTAGAGAGAATGCCAAGGGTAGAGCTAAAAAGAGTTCTTAAGTCTAACCATTTTGGTTAGAGCAAAAACTATTAATGCTATATTATCAAGAATAATCAGCATAATCGCCTCTCATCTATTTGTTATTAATTTATAACAACATATTTTTATATCGAAAACCAATTAAAAAAATTTCAACTACGTATGGCTGATAATTTAGATACCCCAGATTTTGGGAACTTTAGCATTCAGAGCACTATGGAAGGAATGGGTAGTCAAGAGTTACTAAGTGACTTATTTGCACCTGAGACTTCTACAGCAAGCCCTGATGACATTCAGGACATTGATGCTCCTGATCCAATCGCTGCTCCAGCTCCTAAGAAAAAAGCACCAGCTGCTACATCGGATGATTCTGATGATGACAATGCTGATGATAAAGAAAAAGCAAATCCTGCTAAATCTATTCAAGACTTCTTCTCAGATGATGATGACGAAGGTGATGATGATGATGCTCCAGTAAAACCAAAAGCTCCAGCTGCTGATGCATCAGATGATGATGATAATGATGCTCCTGAAGTTAGTCGCTTTGAAGCTTTATCTAACGATTTATTCAAACTTGGTGTATTCACCAAAGATGATGATGAGGAAGATGTTGCTATCTCTAGTCCAGAAGAGTTCTTAGAACGTTTCGAAGCAGAGAAAAAGAAAGGTGCAATTGATGTTGTTAATAACTTTATTGGACAGTTTGGAGAAGAATACCAAAGTGCATTCCAATCTATCTTTGTTAATGGGGTTGATCCTAAAGAATATTTCGGCACATACAATGCTATTCAGAGTTTCTCTGAGTTAGATTTATCTGATGAAGGAAATCAAATAGCAGTTATTAAACAAGGTTTAGCAGATCAAGGTTTTGATCAAGAAGATATCACTACAGAAGTTGAAAGACTTAAAAACTATGGTGATCTTGAAACCTACGCTACTAAACACCACAAAGTGTTAATTAAGAAAGAGTCTGCAAAGCTTGAGCAGTTAGAGCAACAACGTGTTACTCAATTACAACAACAAGCAGCCTACAAACAACAGTACGCTAATAGTGTAACCAGCGTGTTACAAGAGAAGCTAAAGACTAAAGAGTTTGATGGTATCCCTCTTAATCCGAAATTAGCAACAGAACTACAAGATTTTCTTTTGACAGAAAAGTACAAAACCTCCACTGGAGAAACTCTTACAGAGTTTGATCGTGCAATTCTAGATCTTAAGCGTCCTGAGAACCATGAGTTAAAGGTAAAGGTTGGTCTTCTTTTAAAGATAATTGAAAAGGATCCAACGTTATCAACCATTCAGAAGTCAGGAATCTCTAAGAAGTCAAGTGAGCTATTTGGTGAAGTTGCTAGACAAGCATCCAAGAGTTCAGTGAAATCAAAAGGATCTAGTTCTACTCCTCCATCTTGGTTTGCATAAAACAAATAATAAAATAGTAATAATTAAACATAAACAAAAATGGCAATTCAAACAATCCCAGGTTTAACTGGATTTACTTATGCTCGCGTTGCGTCTATGGACAAACGTGCAGTTGGTAAGTTGACAGATTCAAACCACTTGGAAAGCTTTCACTCGACTGAGCCAGCAGACTATGATAAGAAGATTATCAGTTTGTACACTCAGAGTTCATTGTACAGTAATGATTTCTTAGACATGATTAACAAGTCTACTCCTTACTACATTGATAACAATAGTGATGCTTGGAAGTGGCAGGTAGCTGTACCTTACAAATTCCCTAAAATCATTGATCTTCCTGATACTACTCTAGCATTAGAGAAACCAGGTATCGATGGTCAAGAATTCCAAATCATTTTGGATACTAACGAATTCTCTAAGAATGCTATCATCTCTGTAGGTTCTCGTCAGTATGGTCCTCGTTTCTATGTGATCAAAGATCCACAACCTTGGAACGCAGGTTATTTGTACTCTGTTACTTTAGTAACTGATAACCCAACTGTAGACTTCGTATCTCCTGTATTCTTACAGACTGGTATTGAATTAGAATTAGTTGATGCTGCTATCGGTGAATTTGATCAAGACTTATTAGGTCTTCCTCGTTTAGGTGAGCAAATCACAATGTTCGAATCATTAGGTTCTGCATATGGTTATGAGCACAAGATCACTGAATGGGCTGATGATAAGATGATGGTTGATGCTTCAGGTAAAGCGTTAGATATCTTAGTATATGCTCCACAACGTCGTAACCAATTACCTTTAACTCGTAATGATGTTAAGTGGGAACCGTTTATCGAATTCTGGATGCGTAAGTCTATGTTAGAATTGAAAGTTAAGCGTATGATCTGGTCTAAGCCAGGTACTGTTAAGACTAATGGTTCTAAGCAAGAATTAAAGCGTACATCTGCTGGTGTTTATCACCGTATGCGTAACAATGGTAACTTGGTTCAATACAACCGTGGAGAATTCACTGCTAACTTGATTCGTTCGGTATTTGGTGATTTATTCTATCGTCGTGTGGATGTTAAGGATCGTCGTGTTAAAATGTACACTAACGAAGCTGGTTTCGATGTATTCCAACAAGCTTTGAAGAACGATGCATTAAACTCAGGTTTAACGTTCATGGCTGATTCAGGTAATCGCTACATGCAAGGAGAAGGACAACACATCACTTACAACTTTGCATTCGATGCAATGGTTACACGTGAGACTGGTCGTGTTGAATTGATCCACTTGAAAGAGTTAGATCTTCCACAATCTAACTTAGAATTCGGACAAAACAAGAAATCAACTCCTGTATTCATGGTGTTTGACGTATCTCCAATGTCTGATGGTTCTATGATTAACAACATCCGTGAAGTACGTATGAAGGGTGCTCCTTCTATGACTTGGGGTTATATCGATGGTACTCGTCACCACTTAGGCTTTGCTAAGTCTCAAGGTATGAGTTCTGCGAACAAATTCCCAGGATACGAAATCTGGATGAAGGATCGTTGTGATGTGTTCATTGAAGACTTGTCTCGTACAGTCTTGATCGAAGAAATCCCTCAATTCTAATATACTAGGCTCCATGCCTAAATGCCTGCTAATCAGCAGGCCACAAGAAAGAAGCTCCTCCAACCCCCTCCCCTCGGAGGAGCTATTTCTTGAAACAGAGTGACTGGACTGTTTCAGTTGCTAAGTTCTTCGATGAACGTCACTCTGCAAACCAAATTAAATTTAAACTACATATGGGTAAGATAGGAAAAATCTCTACTATTAAGAGAGAGTACAACAGCTCTCAAATGCAAACGATGCAAGGTGGTCTTGCTGCAAAAGGCATGACACGTATTCCTGGTACAGGAGTATTCAAGTATCCTTACAAGGAATTAGATGGTCAGTATCGCACAGGATTAAATCCAGACGCTGCATACATTAGACGTATCTCTGATCCAACTGAGAGACAACTTGAGATCGAACGTGTTACTGAGTTAAGAGCACGATTAGAATCTTCATTAGGAGATATCGATTTAGGTCCTCGTTCTAAGTTCTGGAACTACGGATTATCAGAAGGTGTCAATGATGCATTGCACGTACAAGCTGTTAAGTTATTAGATGATGACAATTATTTTGACTTCACTAATCCAATGCAAGAAATTGCTTTTGCATGGTTAAGAGTTCACCCTACAATCGCTTCTAGCTACCAAGCTTGGGAACGTGGTGAATATCCTGCAGATACACAATTCTACGTTGTAGATGATGAAATCGAAAGTGCAATCATTTTCAAGAAGAAACAATTAATCAACAAAGCTATTAGCAAGTTTGATTCAATGACTCCTGAGAAGAAACGTAAAGTTGCTCGTTTACTAGGCTTACCTATATCAGAAGAAACAAAAGAACAAATAGTATATAACCTAGTTGATAATGTCTTAAAGCAGACTGAATTCAAAGATGGTAAGTTCCAAGGTCTTTCTACAATTGAAGTGTTTGGTCGTTTTGCAGATATGCAAGAAAACCTTCTTCACGTTAAAGACTTAGTTAAGCAAGCGATTACCCATTCTATTTATAGAATCAAACCTAATGGTAAAGTTTACCAAGGTGAGTTCGAAGTTGCTACAGAAGAAGAAGAATTAGTCAAGTTCTTAATTGATGAAGATCACCAAGAAGACTTATTGATTCTGGAACAGAAACTTAAAACTAAAAAAATAGCCGCTGTATGATCCCCGTAGATAGTTTATTATATAAGATTGACCAAAGACTAAATAAGCTATCAGCAAACGAGCATCAACAGATTCAGTTAGAAGACAAGATCTTAGCTCTCAATGAGGCTCAGATTAAGTTAATAAAGCAAAAAGTAGATGGTCAAAATACCGTATCAGGCTTAGGCTTAGATGCCTTCAAGAAACGGTATGAAGACCTGCAAAGTCTAGTGGTAAATTACATTAATGGTGAGTTACCACTAACTTTGAAAAATGCTGAGTTAAATCAGTGGACAGCTAGTGTTCATCAACTTGAACCAGCTTATATGTTTTACGTAGATAGTTACGTAATAGCTAGTAAAGGATTGTGTAAGGATAGAAAGATTTGGATCAATCGTGATCTTGCTAAACATGGTGATTTGCAGTATTGTTTAAACAACACTCATTACAGACCATCATTTGAATACCAAGAAACATTCAATTCTATATCCTCAGACGAGATCTCCATCTTCACTGATGGAACCTTTACCCCAAGTAATATTTACGTCTCATACATGAGATATCCTGATTACATCAATAAAACTGGATACATTATGTTAGATGGCGAACCATCGTTCGATCAAGACTGTGAGCTTGAAACTTATCTAGAGGATGAGCTTTTAGACTTGACCGTACAAAACCTTGCAATGTATACAGAAAACTCAGCAGCAGTTGATAGTTCGATATACAGAATCAAGACAAATGAATAAGTAAACAATTTAATTAATATATACAAATGGCTGATTTCTCATTAACCACCCTGTTTGTAGTTCCAGTAGGTAACACATTACCTAGCACTGGTTCTACCGAGGCTTTAACAGCAGGTCAAGTAGGTTTCTTTAAGGCTAATTATGCAGTGGCTACCGCTGCTAATATCCAAACTGCTAACCCTTACTTCTACGTTGCTCAAGGTCGTACAAACACTTACTTACAAGGATCGAAGCGTTCTGACAAGATCTCTTCTACTGGTTCTAACGTAACTGAGTGGTACAAAGTAACTGGAAATCCAGTAGCTGCTAACCAAGTAACTGATGTTACTAACTTTACAGTGACTCCTGGTACTGATGTAACTATTACATTACGTGCGTTCTCTTCTTACTTAAGCACATTATACTTCAATGGTTTCACTCGTTCGGTGACTGTTAAAGGTGAATGTTTAGCTTGTGGTGGAGATCCTTGTGCTGATGTTGATGTTCCAAACTTGATCGATCAATTTATCATCAAGTTCCAAGAGCAAGCTCCAGGTAACAATCCTGACAACATTACATTCTCTGATTTCTATCAATTCCAACGTATTGGTAATGATCAATCTGCGATCTTACGTATCACTGGTAAGCCATTAACTAAATATGGTCAACCTTGTGACGTAGCTGCATTCCCTTGGGAGTATGATCGTATGTGGTTCCGTACTTTCGTTTATGCTGGTCCTGCTACAACTGCTGACTTTATCGTTGCAGATTCTTGTAACATGGTTGCTGACGCTTACGTAACTCAACGTTCTTCTTATGTTTCTGGTACTTCTTCAGAGATTCAACAATTAGAAAAGAACTTCTATAGCTACCAAGCTGGTTATTTGAAGCACTTATATCGTATGGTTGGATACAATGAGAACTTTGAATCATGGGTAACTGATGGTACAACTTATGATACTTATTACATTAAGTTCAATGAGTTAGACAAGTCTGCTTACCAATGGGGTGATTATATTCACGAAGATTCAACTGTAATCATTGCTTCTCCGCAAGCATCTTCTGCAGGTATCGAAGCTGTGTTAGAAGCTGCTTTAGGTTCAGTTGCTGATGAAAGTGGTCCAGTTACTTCTACAACTAGTACTACAACTACTATTTGGCCTTCTACTTCAACAACAACTACGTTGATCCCTTAATCGGAAGGTAAGAATCATATAACCTATGCCAGAGGGTGAGAGGATTATTCTCAAATCCTCTGGCATTATTATTTTATAAACATGGCAGATTTAAAATTAGATATATTAGTAATTAATACATTCAATGCGATGACTCTAGGGATTGCTGATATATCAACATATCCTACTGATCCTCCTGTTGTTACAGCACCAACTATTGAAATCACAATGCCTGGTTTTGAGCCTGTGGCTCTTCCATTTATTGTTCAAGATTTTAATGTATTCAATTCAACTACATTAGGATTAACTCCTGTTGGTGTGAGTTTAGTACCGCTTCCAGATGGGGTGTACTTCTTAAAATATTCAGTGGCTCCTGCATACTTAAACTATGTAGATAAAACCATTATGCGTGTAGATCAGATTCAAGAGAAGTTTGATAATGCTTTTATGAAGCTTGATATGATGGAATGTGATTCTGCTATTAGGACACAAGCAAAGGTAAACTTAAACAGTATCTGGTATATGATCCAAGGATCTATTGCTGCTGCAAATAATTGTGCTGTAGATACAGCTAATAAATTATATGTACAAGCTAATAATATGTTAAATACATTCATTAGCAATAATTGTGGATGTACTGGAAATAACTATATAAATAATTTCTAAAATGGCTAATTGTAAAAGATGTCAAGTAAGGGTGGGATGCGGATGTCAATTAACAAATGGTTATTGCTCTGCATGTAACTATGCAGTTAAGCAAGAAGAGGCACAAGCAGCTATAAAAAAATAATAAAATGTTAACACCAAGACTCGTTGATTGTGTTTACTGTGCTAGTATCCCTGTGTTACTAGAAGATATTGATTGTAAGTTAACAGACTTAGCTAAGCATCAGTATAATAATATCGTATTTGCATTAAATTATTATATGCCAGGGCAAGTCATTGCTGATCTATTACATTACAAGCAAATACTAACATATAAACTTTGTAATCCTGATTATTGTGGAAGCTTCACTGTTGAGATGATTGCAAGTAGAATAAAAGTTTTAATTCATAAATAAGAAAAAAATGTCTTGCACAAATTGTTATAATGGTTGTGTTGAAATCACAGCTGATAAATGTGTTAAATATACAGGATTAGATAGCATCCCATTAGGAATTACTAGTGGTGATAGTTTATTAATTGTAGAACAAGCACTTATTGAGAAAGTAGTTTCTTTCTTAGATGGAACAGGTATTGATATTACAATTGCTCCAGTAGACTATTGTGCACTTGTTACAGGATATCTTCCTGTAGGATCTGTATTCACTGCTGTAGAATTATTCACTGCATTAGTTAAAGCTGCTTGTGATTTACAAACTCAAGTTACTGCTGTAGCTGCTGATATTGCAACATTGAATGGTGATTACACTGTAGATTGTTTATCTGGTGTTACCAGCACTTCTGATACTCATGAGATAGTTCAAGCTATCATTGACAAAGTTTGTGCAACAGACGTAGCTTTAGCAGCATTAGCATTAGATGTAGATACTAACTATGTAAAGCTTGCTGATCTTAATACTTTGATTGCTGCATACCTTGCTACATTAACTCCAGGAACTGTACAGTTCAAAGATAGAATGGTTCCTTATAGTGTTGTTGAATACTATGGTGCATTAACAAACTTTGATCCTACTGGTAAAGGTTTAACTGCTGAAGGTTTTACAGATGTGTATTTATGTAATGGTAATAACGGAACTCCTGATAAAAGAGGTAGAGTTGGTGTAGGTGCTATTGTTGGTGTTCCAGGTGGTGTATTAGCTCCTGCAGTTAATCCTTCTACACCTGGTAATCCTAACTATAGTATCTTAGGTGTAGATGGTGCTAACGTAGTTACATTAACTTCTTCACAGATTCCTTCTCACACGCACGTAGCAACTACTGTAGTTACTGATCCAGGTCACTACCACTACATGTTCACTGATACAGTTACTACTAGTTCTGCCCTTGTTAATTCAACAGATAACGTATCAAGAGCAAGAGATTTCGATGGTGTATTCTCATACACAATGGGACCTTCTTCTGCGCTATCAACGTTAGGTAGGAGTGAGGCAAAAACTACAGGTATTACTGCATCGGTATCTAATGCTAATACAGGAGATGGTACATCTCATACTAACATTCAACCAGTGTTAGCTTGTTATTACATCATGTATATTCCATCTTAATACATAAACTTATGAGCTTGAACTGTCTTCCAGGTACTCCCTGCTATGATGCTTATTATCATCCTCCAGGAGATTGTGGATGTGGTCCTTGTATAATTGATACAGCTAATGTAATATACTATGGTCCTAATCTTCCAAACTCAGGAGTTAATACTAGGGATCCATTAAATACTGTTATTCAAAAATTAGACAATGCATTATCTCCAGAGAACTTAGCAGCTGCACTTATTGATGCTATTGCTAATGATCCTGTATTAGCTGTACAATTCTGTACATTAGTTAATAACTGTATTGCTCCTTAACATTAAATCAACTTATATAAGAAGAATTTAAAGAGACAAAAAACTCTGTTTGTTGGTTTACAGAGTTTCCCCAGATGCATTTGTGTCTGGGGTTTTCATTTTTATAACCAATTTGATTAACCTATATAATTAATTTGGTTACAATTGTTTGGTAAATACGGAAATTAATTTTTATATTTAGCATAATTTAACTAAACTACAAGTAGGATGACTGGAAACCAGAACCAACTTTCGATGCTTCAAGCATTATTGAAGCAGAAGAAAAGTAAAACATACTATGCTACAAGGCTTGGTATTACTGAATTTGAAGTAGAAGAATTACTAAAAGAACTGAGGGAAATAAGAGAAGATGATCAAGATTCAGTTGATATTTTAAAAGCTGCTTCTCAACGATATCACGAATCAATAAAGAAAGTTAATGTTGAAAAGGGAACTATTGAGAGTACATTAGTACTTGACTTTGAACCTAAAGACGATATAGAGCTTGCTGCTCTACACAAGATTAACCTTGATAAATACGTTATTACAAACTATTGGTCTAAGGTTTTACCTAATGGTAAATTTACTTCTTCAGTATTCTCTAAGAGAAAAGAAGCTAATGACTATAGTGCTGAGGACTTTGCAAAGTTCCTAGAAAATTACAAACCCAACTACATTCCTGAACTAAGACATGCGTCTGCTCACCTTGAAAAGAAGATGGTAGATGTTGAACTGTCACTATCTGATTATCACTTAGCTAAGAGACACATCGATGGTGATAACTCAATATGGACAAGAATGGCAAGATATTATTCAACTGCTACAACTCTTATTGGTAATGTGACATCACTGTATGATATTGACACGATTGTGTTCCCTATATCAAACGATTTCTTTCACACTGATAACTATCAGCATCAGACAACAAATGGTACTCCACAGGACACCATTATGGACTATGCAGAGGAATATGAGCAAGGCTTTAGCTTACTTGTAGATACTATCAAAGCAATCAGTAAAGTTTGTGAGCATGTGAAAGTGGTGTTAGTACAAGGTAATCATGACAGAACTAAGTCTTATTATCTAGCACATGCACTAGATGTATTCTTTAAGAATGCACCTGATGTATCTTTTATGAGAGAACATAGTACAGTGAAAGCTGTAATGGTAGGTGATACATTTATTGGTTATCATCATGGTAACTGTAAGATTGAAGATCTTCCATTATTGTTTGCAACTCATCCTGAGTATAGTGAAATGTTTGGATGTGCTAAGTACAGAGAAGTTCACACAGGAGATAAACACCACTACATGGCTAAGGAAGTCAAAGGTGTAAGAATACAACAAATGCCTAGTTTGTCTGGTACAGACAGATGGCACTTAGATAACAACTATGTTCATAGTGTTAGAGCAGCACTTGCTCTAGTCTATAACAAAGACACTGGCAAGATTGCTGAATTTGAAGAAAGAATATAACAATGGCAACATTAAGAAAATTAGTTTCAGACGTGCGTTCAATGCACAAATTGCTATCGACAGACAACCTTATCACTGATAGGGTTGTCGCGTCTGAGATTAAAAACAACACGCAGCTATTACTTAAACGTGAGACTAATCTTCGTAAGCTTTGGGCTACGGATACTATCTTCACTACTATCCCTTGTTTAGAGATGGTTCAAGTACCTATCTCTGAGTGTTGTGATTATGTTGATCCATGTAACGTAGCAAGAACTAAGTTCAAGCTTCCTCGTATTGGAGAAGGTAACTATCAATACCTTATTCAAGGTGTATGGTCTATCAATGCAATGGGTGGTCAAGGAACTAGATTTAAGGAAGTAACCATTAATAGGTATATGAATCTATTGACTCTTCCTTTAATTAAGAACCAGCCTTACTATTGGATTGTAAATGGATATCTATATGTTAGCAATCCATTGTTACAAGCTGTTAGAATAGCTGCTTTCTTTGAGGAAGATGTTCCTAATGAAATCATGTTCTCTGAGTGCTGCTGTGCAAATGGTGTAGACTTAGCTGAGTATTGTAAGAATCCTTTGGATAAAGAATACGGATGTCCAGGATACTTAGAGAAGCAAGTGTTGGAACTAACCTCACAGAAACTAATCTCGACATACTTTAAGATTAATGATGATAAAACATCTGATAACAAAGACGATCAAGTAAGCAAACAATAATGCCTAGAGTTAAAATAGACTGGCGAAGTTCCAGTAAAGATAACTACAAAAACTTCTGCAAGAAGAATGCAACAATTAGGCTAACGTTTGATGAGTGGAGAAACATTGTCTACTCATTCAACGAATCTTTCAAAAACTACATTCTTGAAACGGGAGAGAAAGCAAGGCTACCATTTGGCTTTGGTGAATTCTCTATTAACAAGAAGAAGCGTAAGAAGTTTAAGCAAGTAGATGGTGTAGAAGTTATCAACTTACCTATTGATTGGCAAAAGAGTAAAGAGAAGGGGAAACGAATATACAATTTTAATTACCATACAGAGGGCTATTTCTTTGGCTGGGTATGGTTTAGAGAGACAGCAAGATTAAGACACGCTAACCTATGGTATTTCAAGCCTACGCGTACAACATCAAGACTGTTGTCTCATTACATAAAGACTGATGATAAGTATCAGCACATTTACAGAGAGTGGAAAAAATAAAAAATTATGTCGTACTACTATAAATACCAGTTTGTTTCTCCTGAGCCTATTTACTCAATCGTAAAAGAGGAGTTCAAAAGCTACTTTGATACAGGAGCTATAGATGACTTAATGTTTCCTACTTATTTAGATAAGTCTTTACAGAAACTAGGAAGATCTAGTTATGTAATTAGCGAAGTGATTCTTCACATTGAAGATTTCCAAGCTAGACTTCCAGATAATTTCTTTGCTGTACGTGAAGCTTGGATGGCTACAGAGATTTCTCAAGTACCATACCAGACAGCTAACTCACTATATACACAAGCTTCCTCTGCTACAACTATTCAAGTTTCTCCTATTACTAGTGGTACTGTTCCTTGTACACAACCTAACTGTACTACAGGATGTCCTTCTTGTATGCCTGAATTAATTCAAGCTGTATACAAGACTAATCATCAATCTACTAGAGGATATACAAAAGAATACTTACTTAAGCCAGGAAACATATCTGCACAAAACAATTGTGATGTATCTTATACTGAAGCTTGGAGTGCTAACATTAATGCTACTCCTAACATCCGTGAGTTTACACCAGGATCTGCAGGATATGATTCATTTGATATTAGAGACAATAAGTTTGTTACTAATTTCAGAAATGGAACTGTACACTTAATCTTCTATGCTACAGAGTATGATAGCATCGGTAATCAAATGGTTCCTGATAACTATCGTATCCGAGAGTATGTGGAAGCATTCCTTAAGTTTAAAGTGATTGAAATATTAACTAATCAAATTAACGATGAGACGTTTGACCAGTTACAAAAGAAACTTGGCTATTATAAGCAACTTTCTGAGGAAGCATTCATTATGGCATATACTGAGATAAAGAAACAAACTCCTTGGGAAAAGCAACGTAGAATTAAGAATGACCTAAACAGGTTCAATATGTACGAATTGCCAAACAGAACAAACCGATATGGCCGCAGAAGAAACAACTAATCAAGGGAACGTAAAGCAAAACTTTAATGCAGCACAGACAGGCTTAAATATGGATCAGGCTATGGCCCAGATTCCTAAAGGTAAGCTTACGTATGCATTGAATGCTTCTGTAGAAAACTTTGACTCAGATTCTGTAAACTATCAGAATGAGCCAGGTAATGAGTTATGTCTACAGTTTCCTGAAGATTATCTTTTAATTGGAGAACATTTTATTCAAGAGAAGAATAAACATATATTCTTTTTAACAAATCCTAACACAGGTGGATCTGAGATAGGTTATATGGATAATAATGATTGTATGTATCGTACATTGATTAATGCTCCATGTTTAAACTTTAATGAAAAGTATCCTATACATAAAGCTGTACATAAGATTACAAACTGTACAACTGAGATTTATTGGACTGATGGATATAATCCTCGTAGATATTTAGATCTTGAGAATATTCCTTATATGGTCACCATAGGAAATACTATGTGTGATGTCACTACATCAAGTGAGATTGATTGTAATCAATTAAAGATTCAACCTAATTTCTCTATACCTGATTTAGAGATTACTGATATTGTTACAGGAGGTAATCTTATTGCTGGTACATATCAGTTTGCTATTCAGTACTCCAACGCTACTGGTGTACCGTATTCTTCTTACTACTCAGTAACAAACCCAACTCCTATTGCTAATGTTAATGCCACCACATTAGATTTCAACTACCCTGTTGGAAAATCTATTGTTGTAAACATTACTGACATTGATGTAACAGGATACTTTGAGTACTATAACTTAGCTGTAATTAAAACAATTAATAATATTACATCGGTTGAGTTAATTGGTACGTACTTTATTGATAATAAAACTACACAAATTACTTATACAGGACAGAATGTTGAGCTCATTAGACTTACCATTGCTGATATTTTTGAGAAGTTTCCTTACTACGATATTGCTGAAGACTTAACAACTGTACAAGATATTCTTGTATGGGATGGATTAACTTCTATTGATAGAGTTAATTACCAAAAGATTGCAAATCAGTTAACGTTACAATGGCAAACATATAAGATTCCTGCTACAGAGAATTATGCTGATGAGTTAAATGCTACTAACTTAAGAGGATACCTTCGTGATGAGGTGTATGCTTTTGAGATTGTATTCTTATTAAAGAATGGTAAGCAGACAGATGGTTTCCATATTCCAGGTAGAACTCTTACGTATGCTGAATCTGTTGAACCTAATGTTCCTAGTACTAATCCTGACTTTATTGGTGATGGTACAGAGGCTCCTTATTGGAAGATTTATAACACTGCATCAGTAAGTGGTACATCTGCAGAATATGTAGCTGCTACAGATAAAGTTAATTATAAAGGACCTTATGAGTATGGTCAATTTGCTTATTGGGAATCAGCTGATACATATCCTTGTAATGTGGAAGTGTGGGGAGATCTTTCAAATACACCTATCAGACATCATAAATTTCCAGATGTTTTAGTTAGTCCTATATTTGAAAGTGGTACACCTACAGTTGTTGCTAATAAGTACGAAGTTGCAATGCAGTCTGGGAATGCTGTATTTCCTATGGGTGTAAACATTGATTCAGCACAGCTATATCGTTTCATTCAGTTATCTGATTTAACTGCAGATCAAAAGGATGATATTGTTGCATATAAGATTGTTCGTGGAAATAGATCTACAAATAAGTCTATTGTTGCTAAAGGTATTCTACGTAACGTAGGTAAGTATGATCGTGAAGGAACATCGTATTACTATCCTAACTATCCTTATAACGACTTAAATAAAGATCCATTCCTTCTTGAAGCAAACAATGCTTACAATACTAATTCTATATTGTACAAGTTATATGTAACAGTTGCAGGATATGTAACAATTACAGACACTAATACAGGAGAGGTAAAGACTGTTCCAGTAACATTAGGACAAAATAACATTTGTTCTTTGACGAGACCTATTCCTAATGGTACTACAGCAATTGATTGGAGTCTTCCTGATGGTAGTCAATCAGCGCCTTACGCAGCTGAAACTTTATTATTTACATCTGCATCCACCACTACATTCACTTATCAAGATCCTTATAACTTTTTTAATCAGTTACAAGTAGTTGTTACAAATGGTGATCCTAAATATGTATTAGTATTTCCAGGTGTTACTGCTCAATACTTTAGTGGTGATCAAAACTTTACTATAACATCAGTTCCAGGAAGAAATCCTTTATGTTATCCAAATGAGTTAACTGGTTTTGCTTCAGATGAATCTAAATACAGATATGTATTCAATTCTCCTGAAACATCTTTTGGACAACCATTCTTAGGTGATGTTCTTAAGATTGAGAATGCAATGTATGGTGCTGGTAAAGCTCACTTTGTAAAGGTGAAAAACAATGCTCAGTATAAGTTCTTAACAAGAGATATTCAATACACTGCATTGAAATCTAGTTATGATGTTGCTAACATTGGTGGGTATAGTCCTACAGCAATGTTTACAGCTTACCAAGCATACCTAACTATATTCTTAAATTCAGTTAGTAGAAAGAATCTTTCTTACTCATTTAACTCTATTGCTAGTTATAATTATTCTGCTCCTGTAGCAAATGATTTAGGCATCAAGCAACGTTCGCTTCACCTATCTCAATATCTTATCCCTGGTGTACAATCTGTGGGTGATAGCTTTAATGTTAATAACTATCAAAGAGAGTCTTCTGTTTATTTAAAGACAATTGATACAAGAGATAGTGCTCCTGTAATTCCTTTATCGTTTGTAAAAGATACTCCTTCATTACAATCAATTGTAACAGGACAACCTTACATTACAGATGTTACAAGATTTACAGCTTCTCAAAAAACAAATGGTTGTGGTAATCCTGAAAATCAAGAACCTACTACAGTAGTTTCTTATTATGGATCTATTAAAAATACATTCATTAATCAATGGGGCCAAATGTATTCGTATCAAACTATTGATACAGGATTCCAAAAGAACATCACTGCTTCAGAAGGATTGGCTTTAGATACATTCTTTGGTGGAGATACATTTATTTGTAAGTTTGCATTTAAGACCAAGCTTCCATTCTTTATTGATAATAGAGTTGATGCTCCAGATGATTCAGATGTATTCTATGATGAGATCGGTAACGTTGCTTATCCACAATACTGGCATTCATCTAGATCGGTATTAAGTAACTACACTACACCAAATGGTGCATTGTTACAAAACATCATATCTGTTAAGGCTACTAATTTAGATTGTAGTAACTCTACTATTGTTTATGCTGGTACAACTACCACTAGTACAACAACAGCTCCTGGTTCTGTAAATCTTAGTTCTACTAGTACTGTGTATGATGGTAAGATGTATCAGTTTGCTTATGGTATTCCATCATTCTATTGTGAGAGTTCTATTAACGTAGACTTACGTCAAGCATTTAATAATAGAGAAGGAGATTTCTACCCACATGTAAGTTCTGGTATTCCTGATTCATGGTTACAACAAACGTTTGTACCTATTGCTCAAGACAATACTTATTACTACAATGTGTCTTATTCTAAGCAAAATACAGAAAACTATTTCTCTCACTTGCCTGTAGATTGGACTCCAGATATCTGTAATACATATTATCCATTCAGAGCTATTTATTCAGATCAGCAAGATCCTCAAGCAAATAGTAAAGTGAATAGCTGGTTAAGTTATTCAGCTGTATCATTCTTTGATTTCCCTCAGAACTTTGGTGGGTTAACTTCATTGGATGGTATTCAGAATAAAGCTATCCTTGCTCGCTTTGAAAATAAGTCATTGTTATACAATACAATGCTTACAATCAATACAAGTAATCCACAAGCTGCATACTTAGGTAATAGTACATTGTTTAAGTCTGCTCCTCCTGTTGATTTTGCAGAGACTGATCTTGGATATGTAGGATCTCAAAACAAGTTCTTGTTAAAGATTCCTCAAGGACAAATAACAGTTGATGCTAAACGTGGACAAGTGTTCTTAATTTCAGCACTTAAGGCTACAGATTTATCTGCATTTGGTTCAGGTGTAAATAAGTTTCTTACAGATCACTTAGCATTTGAGATATTACGTTACTTCCCTACAGCTGATATAGATAACCACTTCACTGGATGTGGTCTTCATGGTGTGTATGATTCTAAGTATGATCGTGTGATTATATCTAAGTTAGATTACATCCCTCAGGTAGATCAGTTTGGTAAAATATTCTATGATGATGCTACGCAAGAGTATTATGTAAATCATACATACGGATCTACTGTTCTTAAAGAAGTAGTTCAATTAACTGATATTAAATACTTCTGTAATAAATCTTGGACACTTTCATTCAATATGAATACACAGTCTTGGATTTCATTCCATAGTTACATTCCTAATTTCTACATAGCAGAGAATAACTTCTTCTATTCAGGATTAAATGAAGGATGTGACTTAGTAGCTATTGCTGCTACTGAAGTGTATACAACTACTACCACAACAACTTTAACATAATGTCTAAGATAATAACAGTAAAATTAGAAAAAGCTGGTAACAGAGTTGGTCCTTTCAACATTTCTGATAACTACGGAAATGTGTTAGGAACAGACATATCTAAGCAACAACTCATTGATGGTGCATCATATACTATCGATGATGCTGTCACTGTTATTATTCTTGAGTCTATAGGTAAATGTAAGACTACTAAGATGTTATCTATTACATCATTATCAGTTATTGAATTAGCAGCTATTCAATTCACTCCACAGAACACAGCTTCTTTGTGGAGACATTTAACTAACACAACAATCTATAATACTTATTATGGAAACATTGAGCCATACATTATTGAGTATCCGTTTGCGTATCAGTTCCATGATGAAATCTTACAGAACGTAAAAGACTTTAGTACAGTGTATGAATACTTGCCTATCCCTGATGGTGTGTTTAATGATAACGCTAAGATTCAAACTGATGATCAGTATTTCAATAAAGCTATTATATACAATGGACAACAATGTTCTGGTGTGTTAGAATTGGTTCCTAAACCAATGAATAACCTAAAAGCATACATGCAGTATCCTATTTACAATGCAGAGTCTAAGACAATCACTTATACCAAATCAGATAGTTTTTATCAATATAATAATTTCTGGTCTGTAGTTAAAAATAAATCATTACCTTTGTTTGTAACTGGTTGTGAGTCTTTATCAATCGATAAGGTTCTTAATCAAGCGAACATGGATTATGGTGTTCGTTCATTCAAGAAAGATACAATCCGAGCTAAGGGTGTTAAGATTAGACACATTCTAGATAACAGATCTGACGCTCACATTATTTCTCAATTCATCATAGCTCCAAGTCAAATCTCTTACAAATAATGGCTAAAGGTATTACATGCACATGTGGACATTCCTGGAATAAATCAGATTCCAGTAAGAAGGATATGAACGTCTGTCATATCTGTGGTAAAGATAACACAATGAAAGATGGTGGTTGGTTAGATAAATATAATGATGGTGGTCCAGTTCAAGAGAACTATAACGACTATTCTGTCTCAGCTCCTGAAGGATTTGTAGGAGATGGATATAGTAACGTAGGACGTAACTATTCTCCTGCATGGGGAGGACAGTTTCAAGATGGTGGATTTTTACAACCTAACAGTTATAAATTACCTAAAGGAATCAAAGTTCCTTATGCTGATTCTAGTTCTGAACTAGCTATGTCTATTGGTGGTGAGGGTGGAGAACCAGCTTACTTGATTCCTTCATTTAAGTATGGTCAACCATTAAAGAATCCTATGGCTGAGTATATGTTAACTGGTGAACATTTAGGTGGACCATTCAAAACATGGCAAGAGGCTGATAAGTGGGAACAAGACATTAGACATCCTTATGTAGAAAAAGGACAACCTATCCCTACACCAATAAAGACTTGGGGAGATATGGCTATGGGAGGTTCTATGCCTGGTGCTGTAGGATTTACATACGCACGTACAGGAGATATTCCTTCTAATGGTCCATATGCTAAGAAGACAATGGCTTCTGCACAGAATGGGATGGAGATGAAATACTATCAGAATGGATTAGATTTCAAACCTAAATCTATTTCTAAGAATGGTTCTGTTATTAAAGATGACATGGGACAATGGAATCATCCAGGAGAAATCACTGAGATCGGTTCTAACCAAATAACAATGCAAGGTGTACCTTATCCTGTACTAGGTGTATCTGACACAGGAGACATGCAAATGATGTATCCTAACAAAGAGTATCAATACAAAGGATCGTCTGTTACAGAGTATCCTATGGCTCAAGATGGTATGCAAGTTATTCCAGGACAAAATGAAGAGTATCAACAAAGTCCAGATGAGAATGAATATTGGCAAGACATGGAGTACTTAGATTTAAGTATTAATAATCCAATTAAACCAGCTGTTGTTAATGATGTCAATAATTTTATTCCAGGAATGGCAGATAAGTTTGATACAATGCGAAATGCATTTGATAATAAAAATACAGAATTTTATACAAATTGGGATAAGCAAAATACAATAGATATAAGTAAAGCTAAAAACATAAAACTTAATACAGGTAGATTTAGAGGAGCAAAAGTTCCAAATACAATCATTGATGATCTTGCTAAAACATCACGTGAACAAAATGTACCGTTAGGGCAACTTCTTACATTGATGGGAAGAGAATCTACATTTGGTTCTGGAACACAAGGGAATAAACTACGCATGGAATCCAAACAAGATTTAATGTCTGGGTGGAATGTAGCAGAACAATATTTACCTTACCAACCAGAAAGGTTCTTAGCTGATAATAAAGTTCCTGGTGTTAAAGCTACAGCTACTCCTCATGGGTATATGTATGAATTGACTAATGAGAGTAAAATGAATGATTATCTTAGAAAAAATCCTAAGTTATTAAAGCAGTATCAAGATAAAATAGATTCAACAAAAGCATTAGGCAATCAAGACGCATTTGATTTAGCTGCTCAATTCTTAAAGAAAAAAGGAATACAAGGATACAATCCTGGGGATCCTGGATATGTTAACGACTTCAATAAAGACTATAACTTATTAAAACAAGATAAAGCTCTAATGAATTACGTTAATCAAAAAGGTTACAAATTCGAAGAAGGAGGTAGTTTACAGTTGACTAAACTAGATCAATTAACTAACTTTACTAATTACAACACCAAACAACCAGGAGGCTGGTTAAGTAAATACGAATAATATGAAAGCTCAAATTTTAAAAATTGCAGGAGTTAAGAATGATGCAGAGTTCTACAAGAAGTATCCTACAGAGGAAGCTTTTATGAAGAAACATGGTGCTAAGTTACAGAAAGCTTTTGCTGGATTTGATTCTAGTTCTGTTACTGGTTCTACTGGTGCATTTAGCTCAGCTAATATGAAAATGGCTGGTAGTGATTTATTACAAGGAGCTGGTAGTATTATGGGAACTATTTCATCAATTGCTGAAAAGAAAAAGCTACGTGATGAAATGGAGAGAGGTGTTCAGTTATCTAATCTTGTATCTCAAGCTGCTGCAGGTAGAGACAAAATTAAACGTAGATACGTTAGACCAGAAGATACTATCATTCAACCAGGACAATTAGGAAAACCATACGGTGAGGGAACAAACTATTTGGCTGCTGAGAATGGTGCTGAGATTGCAAACACATTTGCTCCTAACACTATCTATACAGATTTGGGTTATGAACCATTACATGATACTAATGTAAAGCAGTTTCAAGGTGGTGGATCTATGCCTGGTATTGATCCTACATTTGGTTTAGCTGGAAGTCTTGGTGGTGGGTTAGGAAGTTTAATTGGTGGTGGTGATTTTGAAGGATCAGAAGAAAGTCAATTAGGATCTACAATTGGTGGAGCTATTGGTACAGCTATTCTTCCAGGAGTTGGTACAGCTATTGGTGCAGGACTTGGTGGATTGGCAGGAGGATACTTTGGAGGACAACATAAAGCTGATATTCTAAAGAAGAAGAATGCTATGCAGTCTAACTTATTAAATGCGGCATTCCAAAACAATGATCAGTTTGATGATTACGGTAAGAATGGTACAACAGTTCCTTCTTATGAAGAAGGTGGATGGGTGAGTAATGATTGGATGCCACAAGTTATCACTACGTTTGGTGAACACAAGATGTCACACTTGTTACAACCTCCTCATGATGCTGATATGCTACGCGCTGGTGGTCACTTAAAAGAATATACTCCTCCTAGTGCAGAAGCTATGTACACAGGTCGTGATTTACCATACCAAATGGAACATGGTGGACAGATGGCTATGGGTGGTGATTTACAAGTTCATCGTGGAGAAGCAGAAACTTTATCATACAATCCTTTTTTACCAGATGGTGGAGAGACAGTTATGTTCAGAGGTCCTTCTCATGACAATGGTGGTATGCCTATCTCATTTGGTAATAATGGTGTAGAGGTTGAAGGTGGAGAACCTGCAGTTAAATTACAAGATGGTGGTTCACCAGATGGTAACTTAGTTGTATATGGTAACATGATTATTCCTAACTATGGTGTTACTGAGATTGGTGATCCTAACGCTAAGGGTAAGAAGTTCAAGAACTACATTAATGACCTAAGTAAAGTAGAAGCAAGACAAAATAAGATTGTAGAAAAGAATACTAACAACGTAAATGATCTTAATGTATTAGATACGTTTGATAAGTTTAGTTTACAGTCTTCACAAGCTAACATCCTAGGAGCAAATATGAAATTAAAAGATATTGCTGCTAAGAAATTAGATACAGCAGCTGTACAGAATGCTATTCTTGATACAGCTAAAGAACATGGATTAGTGTCTGATGACTTGGCTAAAGGAAAAATCAAAGCAGCTAAAGCTAATGATCCTTATGCTAAGTTTGGTGGTAAGTTAACTATGGCTCAGAATGGTTTGAATGCTACAAAGTTCTATGAAGCTCAACAAGCTCAGCAGAACATGATGAACAACTGGCCAGGAGAACCTATTATCAATACTATTGAAACACCTCCTATTCCACTTGATTACACACAAGGTTATCAGCAAATTCAAAGTGATCAAGATCTTGCTGGTGGATGGCCTAGAGCTGCTGACAGCAAACAGTCTATTGCAGGATTATTAGATTTACTAAAAGCAAAAGGTATTGATACTACAATTAGTAGCGGTACTCGTGCTGGTGCAAAAACTAAACAAGGTAAACCATCAAGACATGCTATTGGTGAAGCAGTTGATGTTAAGTTCCCTGCATTAGGTAAAGATGCTTACCAACTTATGCTAGAAGATAAAGACATTGCTCGTTATGCGTTAACTAATAACTTAACATTAATTAATGAGTATGATCCTAATGTTGCAAAGAAAACTGGTGCTACTGGTGGACACGTACATATTGGTTTAGATAAAGGTACAGCTACATCTGATGCATTCAGAAAACAAGCTGCTGCTCTTCATCCTACAATTGCTGCTGCCATCAAAGGCACTCCAGCTACTAGTGCTGCTCCTGTTACTCCAGCTACTCCAGCTACTGCAACTGCTACTAACGCTCCAGGACTTCCTCAGTTAGCGGGTCCTCAAGTTAATTACTTAAAAGATCTTTATTCTAAAGCTGAGAAGTCTGGTAAAGGTCCAGATGTATTGAAATTCCAACAAGAGTTCCACAAGATTGCTCCTGATTATGCTAAATCTGTTATTGGTAAATCACCTGTTACAGCATTTGGTAAATCTAAAGGATATGATGTTACAGACTTAAGAGGTAATGAAGATTCAAGATTTGGTGAAAGAACAAAACAATATATGTCAGCTCTTCTTCAAAATCAAACAGTACCTAAAGAACTAGCTGATAGAAAGATTGCTCCTATGTCAACAGGTAACCTTAGTACACTTCCAATAGTAGGACAACCTAAAACAGAAGTATCTCCCGTAGCTGCTTCAACAGATTATTGGGGTGAGGCAATGACTGCTGCTAGCTCATTGATACCATACTTAAGACCTAGTAATCAACAACCTCTTGATCCTAATCAATTATTAGAAGAGCAGTTTGCATTATCTCAGAATCAAATTGAACCTGTACAAGCACAATTGTACAACCCTCAACTTGGAACTCCTTATGATATTAGTTTACAAGATCAATTGAATGCTAACCAAGCAGACTTTAATGCAATGCAAAGACAAGTTGGATATAATCCAGAAGCATTAGCTACATTAGCTACATTAGCTGCACAGAAGTATGCTGCAAACTCATCTGTATTAGGTAATCAGTTTAGAATGAATCAAGCTGAGAAAGCTCAGGTATATGGAGAGAATAGAAACCTTCTTAACCAAGCTCAGTTGCAGAACATAGGTGCTCTTGATGTACAAGCACAAAGACAATCTAAAGCTAAAAGTAATACTAAAGAACAAGCTCAGGCTGCTCTTAACTCTATCTCTGATAAGATTGCTAAAAACAAGTTAGAGAACAAAACATTAGGTGTATATGAGAACATGTATAACTATCGTTTCGGACCTGATGGTAAAGCTTACAATGTTAATGCTCCTCAACAATGGAATCCTTCTGGTAATGCTTCAGCAACCACTTCTAAGAATGCAAGTGGTGTAATGCAAGACGCACAGGGTAATACATTACTTCCTGAGTACAATGATGATGGAACAATTAAGACTTACAAAGTTCAAAAATCAGCTAAGAGAAATGGTGCAATTGTTAAGGCTATCAAAAATCTATAACCAAACTCGTTATACAAGATTACTAACTTTTGTTAGTAGTCTTTGTATATGTAATATTTTAAATTATATTTGTTAATTATACTAACTCATGGCTTCATATACAGACGCAATATCGCAATTCAACCCCTACGTAGCACAACTTCCAGTTGATGCTATGGTTAAAGTGGGTATGCAAAAGCAAGCCCAATATGATCAGGGTGTTCAGAAAATCCAAACATACATTGATAATGTTGCAGGAGTGGATGTTATTAAGCCTGAGCATAAACAATATCTTGAGTCTAAATTAAATCAATTGAATGGTAAATTGAGAACTGTTGCCGCTGGTGACTTCTCTAACCAACAATTAGTTAACTCTGTAAGCGGAATGGCTTCACAGATTATCAAAGATCCTACAGTTCAGAATGCTGTCTATTCTACACAGAAGATTAGAAAAGGTCAACAAGAGATGGAAGCTGCTAAGAAAGCAGGTAAGTCTAGTAAGAATAATGAAGATTATTTCAATAGTCTTGTTGGTAACTTTTTAGGTGATAAGAATTTAGAATCTACATTTGCAGGAGGCTATACTCAGTATACTGATTACAATGCTAAGCTAATGGATGTAGCTGAGAAGATCAAAGAGATTGATAATACTGTTGAGTATCCTTATCAAAGAGATGCTAGTGGTAAAACATTACTTGATGCTAATGGTAAACCTATGATTGATATGGCTATGTTAGCTGTTACAGTTAAAGGTAAGCCTGCTGAGAAACTTCTTTCTGCATTCACTACAACATTGAATTCCAATGATGAGGAACAAATGAAGATTGATTCATGGGCTAAATATAAAGGTGCTACTGCAGCAACCTTTGCTCCTGATATCATTAGAACATTTGAGAATAAGAAAAAGATATTAGCTGATGAGGCAACTAACTTAACTGTTAATCTTAAGTCTGCTGAATATACTACAGCTGAGAAAGGTGTAATGCAAGCTAGATTGAATGATCTTAATGCACAACATGATAGTGGTGCTTTAGATAATCAGATGAAGGCAACTCTTGAATCATTAAAAGATCCTAAGGTTCTTAATGATAACTTCAAGTATGAGATGTTCAAGCAAAAGCATTTAACAGACTTAGCTTCTGATATGTCTCGTAAGAGTTATCAGTATGCATACAAGACCAATCCTTATTTCCAGGCACAGACTGAGTTACAAAAGATTGATATGCAAGCTCAGCAAAACAGAATTGAGAATGATCATTGGTTGAGAACTTTTAACTTCAATGCTGCTGAAGCTGCGTACAAACACGATAGAGATTTCAAAGAAGATCACAAGTTTGATCCTAAAGTTACAACTGAGTTGTTACCTACAAATGTTGATATTCCTACATTAGAAAAGACACAAGCTAAAGTTAATGCTATCCAAGGAAACATTAATACTTTAAATGCTGAGTCTGCTCCTATCATTGCTAAAGGTGCTATTGATAAGAAAGCTGCATTAGATTTAATCTATAACAACTATCTTACAAACCCTAACTCTGTAACAGGTAATGAAGAATTACAATATGCAGAAAGACGTAGAGCATTAGAAATTACTAAAGCTTCTGAGAATACATTGATTAGAGATATCAGTGCACAGTCTAAGAAGTTTAATGATGCTATCAATGCTCAGTTAAAGAATACAACAGGAGTGAACTTCTCTAATGGTACATCAATGTATAATGCAAAAGATCTACATGATGTAGCTTCTGCTTATTCTAGATACATTAAGGCTCCAACATCTGGTGCAGGTTCTCCAGCTAAAGCAACATTTGATTATGCTGGTTTTATGGGAGCTTATCGTGGAACAAGATTAGAACCTATTGCTGTAGCTTTTTCTAAGAACTACAAGGGTGTTCCATTGAGCTCAACAGAAAGAGTCTTAGTTAATAAAGCTAGTGAGATTCAAAACAATTTCAGATCAACATTAGATAAAGTTTATGCTGATAAGTTAAAGTTTGAAAGTGAGTCATTGTTGAAATATTCTCCAGAGAGAGCTTCACAAGTAGGAGCTATTGATCCAAGAAATGAATCTGACATGGCTTCTATTTCACAACTCATCTCTTCTAAAGCTGCTAAGTATATGCAACAAGGAGCAGGTGATGTTTCTGAACGTGCACAGTTTGATCCAGATGCAATTGCAAAGATGCGTAAAGAAGGAGGTGTATCGTACAATGTTGTTAAAAGAAGTGATGGTACTGCAGACTTGCACATCATTTCTGGATCATCAGAACAAGTTGTTCCAATGACTGCAGGTGATGTTTCTACATTCTTCCCTAGTGTTGCTAAGACACATCCGTTGACTGAAGCTAAGTATGCTGTTATGCGATCTGTAAATAAGACTACAAACTCTGCTGGTCTTAGAGACAATGTTGCTGGTGCAGTTACTGCTAGATACAGTGGATATGATCTTCCTCAGTTCTCAAACACTAAGCTTGCATCAAAGGTTAGATATGATATTGAAGGAAGTTCTTCAAACATTGGTGATGCCAATGATAAATTTCAAGTTACAATGTACGCACAAGGTGCTTCAGGAATATGGAAACCCGTTGTATTAAACCAAGCAGGTTACAGATCTCTTGATGATATCCAACTTATTTTAGATAACGTAGGAACACAAACGATTAGTCAAGTATTAAAATCTAAATAATAATAATGCTAAGTTCAGATAAAGAATTTTTGAATAGTGATAGCTTTGATTTGCCACTACCAAGTTTAGCATCTCCTACAAGACCAGAAGTTAATACTGATCTAGGGGGTGGCTTTGGTTATGTAGATCCAGGTAATACAGGACTGAGCATTGATCAGTTGTCACAGTTACATGGTGCTACTAGAACAGGTTTTGAAGGTGCTCCTGAGATGGTGTCTGGTGCTGAACTTGCTGCTAATAAGCGTTATCCTTTATATGAACGTAATGTTGATTTAGAAAACATCTATGGCTTACAACAGTCTTGGTATTCTTCATTAGGTAATGGTATAGCTAAGGCTGGTATTACAGCTGTAGGTACATTTGCAAATAGTTTTGCAAACCTTCCTAATACAATTGCTGCTATTAAGAATGGTAACATGAAAGATCTATCAGGTAATCCTGATGGGTATGAAGGTTCTATTGATAACTTTATAACAAACTCTGAAGATATTCTTCCTAACTACATGACTAGGAAAGAAAAGGAACATCCTTATTTAGCGATGCTTCCTGGTGCTACAGGCTCTGCAAACTTCTGGGGTAATATGGTTATCAAGAACCTTGGATTTACGGCTGGTGCAATTGCTGGTGCTGTAGTTCAAGATGCTGCTATCGGTATGGTAACTGAAGGTGTTGGTGAGCTTCCGTTAGTTGGTGTTCAAATAGGTAAAGCTTCTTTGTGGTTAAATAAGATTCTTGCAGGAACTAATGATCTTGAAAAGACTTTAGAGATTGGACAAGGTTTAGGTAAAGCAGGACAACAGTTACTTAATGTTAAAAAGTTAGGTGAGCTTGCTGCATATACCAAGGTTACTAATGGAGTTAGATATGGACTAGGGATAGTTGGTTCTGCACAAACAGAAGCTGCTACAGAGTCAAGAGATTCGTTTACAAGTATTAGAAAAACTCTAACTGATCAATATAAAATAGATCATTACGGAGAAGAGCCTACACCTGAGGCTATTGATGAAATTAACAAGTATGCAACTAATGCAATGAACACTAGATTTGGTGTTAACATGGCATTGCTTACTGTATCTAATGCTATTCAATTTGATAGCTTATTCAAAGCATTTACTAGTGCAGAGAAAGGATTAACTTCTGCTCTTAGCAAGAAGCTAGAAGATGCTGGTAAGATTGGTTTGGTTGAAGGATCATTAGATGTTTTTGAAAAGAAGGCAGCTACTAACTTTGCTGGTAAAGCATGGGACTATGTTAAACCTAAGTTAAGTAATGTTCTTTCAGAAGGTGTGTACGAAGAAGGTGGACAGTATGCTGCTGAAAAAGGAGTGTACGATTACTATACTCGTAAGTATAAAGATCCTTCAGTTAGAAGTAATGCAAAGAACTGGAACACATTAAATGAAGTTATAAGTTCTACTAGTAATGGTCTAGCAGAACAATTCCAAACTTCTGAAGGTGTACAGAATATGATTGTTGGTGCTATCTCTGCTTTAGTATCAGGTGGCATCATGGGTAAGATTGATTCAGTGAAAGGGCAAGGTAAAGATGCTCGTTTACAATCTTCTATCAACATCCTTAACAACTACGGTGTAACTGGTATCATTAAAGATAAGTATACTGACACATTACAATCCATGGCTATTGCTAAGGATATGGAATCTGCAGTTAAGAACAAAGACGTATACCAATACAAGAACTTACAGAATCAAATGTTCTTTGGCTTTGTTAATTCACGTTTGTCATCTGGCATGCATGATGTAACAATCGAGCAATTGGAGATGTTAAAAGATCTTCCTAAAGAAGAATTTGAAAAGACATTCGGAATGAACTTCGAAGAGTCTAATAAGAATACAGTTACTGATTACGTAGATGGATTAATTGCTGAGGCAAACAATATCAAACGTACTTCTGATTCTATCAACTCTACATTCAAGAATCCGTTCACAAGAAACGATAATCCTGAAACTCCAGAGCAGGCTCAAGAAACTGATATGTTCCACACATTCAATGAGTGGAAAACAAACTTATCATTCTATGCAGCTACATCAAGAAATAGTGAGAGTAGATTAAACTCTATACAAGAAGACTTGTACAAGATTAATAATCTATTAGATAGAGATACTGTTTCTAAGTTAGTTAGTCCAGATGGTCTTAGAGAACTTTCTCAATCTTATGAGGAACAAGCTAAAACATTATCTGAAACAATCACTGATCTTACTTCTGTTGCTGATAAAGCAAGAATCAAAGCTCAGGTTAAAGCATTAAGAACTGCATCAGAAAAAGCTAACATGGCTCTTGTTGATCCTACGTTAAAGCTTTATGATGACTTGTTGAACTTTGAATTAAACAATCAAGATGGTACTAAGGACAAAGTTATTTCTCCTGAGTTCATTAATGATATTGTTAAATATGGTGTTGATGCTGAGCGATTAAATGCTCAGAAGAGAAGAGCTTCTGAAGATTATGATAATCTATCTTCTAAAGAAGGATATGATAAGTTCTTCAATCAAGCTCAAGAGATTAAAGATACTCCTATCCCTACTGCTGAAGAAGCTGAAGAGGAAGAAGCTAAAGGACCTACGTTCTTAAATAAAGCTAAGGAAGTAGAATCAGTTGAGGTGGGTAGAGAATACCAAATCCCTAAGACTAAGAAAGCTAAAGTCAAGAAGATTGATGATGATAGATTCCAAGTTACTGCTGCTGATGGTGTCAAGACTTTCTATCCTTCTGCTGAGAAGGCACAGGAAGCTGCTGACGAGCTTAACTCTGATCTAGCTGAACTATCTAATGTAAAGGTGATTGCAACTAATGAGGATGGCACTATTAAGGTTGAAGACATTAATGGTAACATTCAAAACATTAATCCTGCATTACTAAAAGGATACGAGAAAGTAGAAACAGAACAAGAGAAGTTACAGAAGTTTGCTGAGCAGGTAGAAACACAACAAGAAGAGATTGAGAAGAAGTCTGGTGAGATCGGTACTCAAGACAATCCTGTAGATGTAGACTTACATATAGCTGAACTAGCATCTCAACCTTGGGAAGGTAAGTTAAAAGATGCATCAATCATTTTCCTTGCTACCACTGGTGCATTCGAAGGTGGAAAGGATGCTGTTACAAGACCTCACGAAACTCGTTCAAGAGAGTTCTTAAATAACATAAAGAACTTTGCTAACCAAAAGAACATCAAGGCTATCCTTGTTCCATCTAACAAAGAAGAATCATTAGGACTTAAAGGTCTTTCTGAAATGTCTTCTGGTGAATTCAACGCAGATTCTCAAAGAGGATTACTTTCTGCTGTATATGTTATACAAGAGAAAGGTAAAACTTATTTTGTAGATTCTAAAGGACAAGCAATCAAAGATGCTAACGGTAAGAAGATAGAGGTAACTCAGCAAGTTGATTTACAACAAGTTGTGTTTAGCACTATGCCACTTGCTGAATTAGAAACTACAGATACTGAAGGTAAGAAAACTAAACGTTATAGAGCTTCTCAACAAGTTGAGGCTGAAGCACAACGTGTTGCATGGGAAAAGAAAAGAGCTGATCTATTTGGTTCTGCTCCTGGTACATTCAAAGCATATAACTTCTCTATCTCTAGAGGTATTCCAAAACAAATTGAAGGAGAGAAGAACCATGTTGGTAATACATTAATTCCTGCAAATAGAATATCTACTCAAGAGAACTTGATTGTTATTTCTACAACAGGAGTTATCTCTCACAACGGAGAGAACATTAACTATCCTAAAGGTAGACCAGTTATTCAATATGCTGATACTATTCAGTTTGCTAATAACAACAAGTTTAGTGTAGATCAAGCTGGAACTATCTATAAGGTGTTAGTTGCTATGGCTAATGACATCAAGCAACAAGCTGATGCTAATAAGCCTATCATTATTGATTCTGATTACGCTTCATACTTACAGAACGTATTGTATTGGAAGAAAGGTAAGAAGACTACTAACAACCAGATGCACATTGCTACATCAACGATGAGCTTGTATCTTGGTGGTGTTGAGTATGATCTTACTGCACTAGGAACAAATGAGGTGGGTGAGAAGATCATTGCTCAATTAGCTAACACGTTCCATAACATTAATAGAACAAGTCTTGATTCAGATAACTTCCACAATCCTTTTGTAGAATACTATCTTAATGATGCTCAAGAGTTAGCTACACGTGAGTGGACTAACTATCAAACATATTTATTATCAGATAAACTTCCAGATGGTCAAAACAGATCATCTGCATACACTCCGATATTTACTACTGTAAGCAAACCTACAGAAGCTGTACCATATAACTTTGAGAACAAGTATGCAATACTTGAAGGAATGGAGTTAGATGTACAACGTCCAGTGGTAGCTCCTGTAGTTGTAACTCCTGTTGCTGCTCCAGTAGTACCAGCTGCTACACCAGAAGGATTTGTATATGATGGTGAAACAGTAAATACATACAACAGCCCAGATGCTGCTGGTAATCCTCGTGCAGTTACTTTTACAGCTGTTAATGATAATGGATTCATCAGAGCTTCTGTTCTTCCTAATGAAACTACAGAAACTGTTGCAAATACAGTTATTCCTGAAGGACCAAACAAAGGCCAAACAGTTGTAAACGCTGTCATTGTTCCTATCCTTAAGAAGGTTGCTGAAGATGATAACGTAGAGTTTGATGAAACTAAATCTGATGAGGCTTACGTAAGAGAGTTCTTTGCTAATAAGATTTCAATTGAATTAACTAATAAGTTAAGTGCAGATACATTTACTGTACCAACTGCAGAAGTAACTCCTGAAGAAGTTGTTGAACAAGAAACTGCGGTTCCTGAAACTGTTGATGCAATTGAAACACCTAAAGCTAAGGTTGTCAATCAACTTAAGTTAGCTGCTGAGGGAAGTAAGAATGCAGAAGAGAAAGAAACATTTGCTAAACTAGCAGCTGAACTTGAAGCAATCACTTCAGAAGAAGAAGAAGCAGAATGGTTATTTGATAATGAAGGAAGTGTAGAGGTTGCATTAAACTTTAAGAAAGTAAAAAGCTTTGCTAAGAAAGCTAAGCCTAAGGGATTAGATAATAGTGAATATAGATTAATTAGCCCAGGCGGTATTACTAGAATGTCTCCTGAGGAGATTGCATTGTTTAAAGAATGGCATGCTGCTAATGTTCCTAATATCCCTTACGAGGTATTGGAGAACATCATCACTACAAACAAAGGTGAGAAAGCTTGGGGTGTGTTCGAGAATGGTGTAGCTAAGTTCTACAAGTCTGCTGCTAGAGGTACTGAGTATCATGAGATCTTTGAAGGTATATTCAAAGGGATGTTATCTGATATGGAGCAAGCAGGTTTGCTAGAAGAGTTCAGAAGCAAGTCTGGTACATTTGTAGACAGAGCTACTGGTAAGACTATCAGATACTCTGAGGCTACAGACTTACAAGCTAAAGAAAGAATTGCAGATGATTTTGCTGACTTCAGAGTTGGTAAGCTTCCTGCTAGAACATTAGGAGAAAAGATTAGAAACTTCTTCAGAGCTATTCTTGAGTTCTTCAAATCATTTGTAAACAACAAGTCTTTAAAGAATGACTTGTTCAAAGCAATTGAATCTGGAGCATTCAAAGAGAAAGCTCTTGCTCCTTCTATCATTACTGCTGGTCCTGAGTATAGAGCTGTTGAAGGATTGACAGAAGAGCAAACAAATAAGTTTGTCCAGGACATGACAGCTAGAGCTGCTGCTACTATCTTTGGTAACGGGTATTCATTATTTGATATCACTGACGTAGATGTGTTTGGTGAAATCAGAGATATATATGCTGATGCTGAAGAAGGAGAAGAATCTACATTAGATATCTTAGGAGAAACTGCTTGGAAAGAACTTGTTCAAAGAACAAAAGATAACTTATTAGTTACATTTAAGATTGGCTTTTCAGATGAAGGAGAGATAACACTTAATGATGAAGGTGTAAACCAGAATGATTATGCACGTGAACCTTTCTCTACTAACTGGAAAGATTCTTCTCACTTTGTAATTAAGATTGCTACAGGTACATTGCCACAAACAATTCCTACTAACCAAGAAGATGAGTCTGCTCTTGAGTTACCAAGAGTTGCTGCTAGTGCTGAAGATGGTTGGTTACAGAAACTTGTTAACCCTAGTAAAGCATTTGCTGTCCTTATCGATAAGTTAGCTAATACTAACAAGGTGTCTAATATGGTTGACAAACTTGCTGACTTAGCTAAGTATGATAGTGACTACGTTAGAATGTTTACTCGTGTGGGTGGACAAAGAGATACGTTACAAGTTAACTTCAATGAGTTTGAATATGATGATTGGAGATTCTTCACTTTATTCTATCAAACATTTACTAAGCAGAATCCTGATGCTGTTATTCAATACATCAGTGGTGATAATGTTTACTTAGGAGCTGCTGATTTATATACAGTGACTGCTCAGACTAAGAAGAACTGGTTCCAGAATATTAAGACATTAGCTAAAGATCCTAAATCATTAATCAGATATAATTCACTTACTGAAAGATACTTGATCAATAGAAATGAGATTGAGAAAATTCCTGTTAAAACTGCTAAGGCTAAGATTGCATTCTTAAATAGCATAGGTGTTGATTTCACTTATGATATTTACAAGAAGTTAAAGACTGGAGAGAAAGATGATCAAAGAACTAAGTTTGACATTGCTGTCAATAACATCCATGCATACATTGGTGAGAACTCTGAGATTGCTAGTCTTAAAGGTGATCTATTAGGTGTAGATGGAAACTTAAATACACTTGCTGAATTATTAGTTAAGGTTACTAACCCTAACAGAGATATAACTCACTTTGGTGTTGATGGTAAAAGAAGACAATCACACTCACAGAACAATGCATTATCTGTTCTTGAGAATGATTTCAATGAAGCAAATACATTAGAAGAATTACTACAAGCACGTCCTGAGTTAAGAGATGTTTATTCTAGAGGTAGTCAAATACTTAAGAAGGGTGGATTGTTCTTTAACAAAGAAGGTGTACGTATTAGAAAACTGAAAGTTGGTTATGCTGCTGGTACAAACAATGCTAACACTGGTAATAAATCTACAACTGTTAAGTTAAGTAAGGGTGATCGCTTTGTACAAGAACTTAACCAGAACCTTGCAGGTAACTACTATGCATTGATTGCTGGTGATGGTTCTACTGAGTGGTTCATGACTATGGGTAATAACATTACATTCATGGATGTGAATGGTGGTAAAGCTTGGAAAAAGGTTTACGATGTTTTCAAAGGATATTTGAGAGATGATATTAACCTAGCTAAGTCTGTAAGACCATACTTAAAGAACGTTGGAGATAGAAGCAAAGACTTACGTATCTTCAAAGATATTTTATCTGATGATGTGTTAGCTAAGTTTGATGAGTTACTTGCAGAGAATGCATCTAATGAGAAGTTCGAAGACTTGATTGCTAAGGAGATTGTTTCTATCAATGAGTCTGTTAGGAACTTTATTAATAATCAAGTAGCACAAACCAAAGCTTTATTCATAAAGAATGGTAAGGTTCGTCAAATAAAACCAGGTTTATTCTCTTTCAATGAGTTGAGTAGTTCATTTGTTGAGTCTCAAAGAGATGCTAACAAAGCTTTGATCCTTGATAAGCAGAACTTAACTGAAGAGCAATTAGAAAACATCTTGACTTATAACAAGATGAACTATGTGATTAATAACATTGAGTATCATAAGATTCTCTTTGGTGATCCATATCAGTTTGCTACTAAGGTGAAAGGTGATAAGGTTATCTTAGATGGTCCTAAACGTTTCAAATCATTCTTCTCTCCAAGAGAAACTTTACTTGATACTCCTGAGTTCAATACATTCCTTAACCAGAAATTGAATACAGTGAATGGTATTGAGTTAGCTGATGGAG